TATTTTTTTATAAACTTAATTTTTTATAGTTTTAATTTTTTATCAAAAAGAGAATTCCAATCCTCAATACTTTCTTGTTCCTGAAATATCAAATGTTTTCTCATTTCAATATTTCTATTAATTTTATGCCTTAATTTTTCATTAATACCAACAATAGATGCCTTTTGTGCGTATTCTTCTGGTGATACAGCACAACATTCTTCAAACATATTAGTGTAATTCGTATGATTATCATCTTCTACGTTTGACATTTTTTTATATAATCCATTTGTAAATTGTCCGTGTAAAAATTCACTAGGTAATGTAATTACTGGTATATTATAATCAAACGCATCAAATGAGGTATTACACCCTCCAAATGGGAAAGGGTCTAAACATACATCACTAACACTAACAACATTAAGAAATTCATCTTTTTCTAGAGAACCATACCATTTTATTCTTTTAATTTTTTCAAGACCAATTGTATTTCTAATTCTTTCTAAATGATTTTTACAATATGGAAATGTATTTGATAATAATACAATACCATTAGGGTCAAGTTCTAAAATACGTGCCAAACACTTTTCAAATTCAGGATTTAATTTATAAAATGTTTGAAGACATACATATAATCTATCTTTACTCGTAAACCCTAATTCTTCTCGTGTTTTAAATTTTTTTACTTTTTTAGTTTGGTTTTGTGTTTGATTGTCTTCTTTATAATCATCATTATAGCCAATAAATAATTTATGAGGACTAATATAAAAGGTTCCTAAACTTTTTAACAATATAAGTTTTTCACTATATTGCTTTTGCACTTCTTCGTGAGGTAATGAACCACAAAAATACTCGCTAGAAACAAAATAATCTATTGTATCAATCCCACTTGTTTCACTATGACCCCAAGTAGTGAGTTGTATAGGAGCAATACGTGAATAGGCTAATAAAGTGGGTAATAATTTCATACCTATCTCTGGATACACTATAAAATCTAATTCATATTTTTCTAATTTCTCTCTAGCAGATGCTAAACTGTTTCCTAAATAAATATAATTTTCTTTAATTTTTGTCATAAATAGTTTAGCAATAATACCTTTAATGACTTCAAATTTATAAAAAGAAGCAAAATAAACATCATATTTAGTTCTATCTAATTTACCTATAACACTAATCCTATCTCGTAATACACTCGTATCTGTTGTAAAACTATCACTTACAAAACAAATTTTTAGTTTTTTTTGTGAGATGGGTGGTATGGGTGGAGTGGTTGGAGTGGTTAGTGTGAGTTGAGTGATTGGAGTGGTTGGTGTGTATTGATTATTATTATTATTTTGTTTAAGTATGATTTCAGCAATACGATGACTAAAATAATTTACCCACGGGCATATTTTTCTTATTAATTTAGAATACAAAGTAAGTAATTCAACATTATTTTTATCGTGATAAGAAAGGGCATAAGGCATACACGTTTGATTACTTAAATATACAAATTCAACTTCAGTTAAATATAATTCTTCTGGATAATGAGTATATAACCATTCTAGCATAGATTTATAATAATCTCTTAATTTAATTATTTGTTGCGAGTATAATGTTGTATTACTAAATGTTAAATTATTATTTACACTAGTATAATAAGGTATTTGTAAAAAAAACCATATGATTATATCTTTGGCTTTTAAATAATGTAAGGCTTTAAATAATCTTATATTCCATTCTAAATTATAAATTAAACCTTTTTCTATAAATAATTTATCTACTTTTGGTAAACAATTTGCTACTATTTTTATAATATCATGTTTTAAATGTTGAAATAATATTCCCATAGGGGTATTATATACATCAAGTTCATTTGTTGTTGTTAATACTCTAATATTATTAATTAATTCTTTAAAGATGGATTGTAATTTTAAACGTTTTTCTTCTGGTGTTATATTAGGATGACGAACACTTACAATAGTATAAATATGTTGATTTATGTAATTTTTTAGTGAAATTGTTGATAAATTAGTATTCATTTTTTCATTATATATGTTATTTTATGTTTATTCTTTAATATTTAATGTTTAATGTTTATAATTTATGTTTATATTATTATGTTTATATTATTTTATATTATTATGTTTATATTTTAATTTGTTCTGGAAACTATTTATTTTTATCTAGATAAAAATATTTTTATATAGTATAATTATAGTTTTAATAAAATATAATAATTTATTATGAGTAATAAAACTAAAGTTAAACTTTTAATAGTTAAACCTATTTTAACAAAAGAAGAAATAAAAGAAAAAGAAGGTGATTATTTTGATGAACATCATTATACTAAACATAATAAAGTAATAACTACTGATACTGATGTTTATGGTTTAGAAGAAGATGGAACTAAAAAATTATTATTAAAATTTAGAAAAAATGTAATCCCACAATCTGTATGTAGTGATGCTTATCATGCTTTAGAAAAACACGCCCGTCATAAAAATTCTAATAGAGGTGCTGCCGCAGGTAAATTATCATTAAGTAAATTACCTAATCACGTTGGTGAAATTATTAAACAAGATAAATACAGAGTTTTTTATAAAACTAAAAATGGCACTGTCTCTAGAGACAATGTTAGTAATATTGCTCAAAGTAATATAGCAGGATATTATGATAGACCTGATAGGAATAATTATAATAAAGTAAATGAGAAAAATAAAACACAAAAAAAAGAAATACCAATGTGTAGAACTACTCAATTTACTAAAAAAAATGTTGAAAAATGGAAAAAATCAATTCCTTTAATAGAACATGCAGATAGATTATTTAAATATTTAATCCCTGATAGACATAAAATACAATTCGAAAGAGCAACTAAAACCCCTGAATTTCAAATTAATAATACTGCATATAGCACCATTACAATTAATTATAATTGGAGAACTGCCGCTCATTGTGATAGTGGAGATTTAGATGAAGGGTTTGGTAATTTAATTATTTTAGAAAAGGCAAAATCAGAAATTAATGGTGGTAGTGGTAGTGGTAGTGGTAGTGGTAGTGGTAGTGGTAGTGGTAGTGGTAGTGGTAGTGGTAGTGGTAATGGTTTTAAAGGTGGATTTTTAGGTTTCCCTCGTTGGGGTGTTTGTGTTGATTGTCGTCAGGGAGATTTTTTAGCAATGGATGTTCATGAATATCATTCTAATACACCTATTGATGGAGATGGACGCTTAAGTGTTGTATGTTATTTAAGAAAAAAAATGATACAGTGTATGAAAACATAATTATTTATAATTATACTTATAAATAATAATATTTATATATTATAAAAATAAAAACTATTTAAAAATATAAAAAATTTAATGTCTAGAAACAATAAAATTATTATGAGACTAATTCTAGCAGATATAGTTCATTTTATACATATATTACTAATATTATTTGTATTAGTTGGTCCATTTATTTTACCTAAAAAACATTTATATTATTATATTATATTAGTTATCTTACTATTTATGGATTGGAATGATTTAGACGGTCAATGTATATTAACTAGAATAGAATATTGGTTAAGATACAATCAATGGTATAATCAAGGCTCTACTAGTGAAGGCGGACCTGAATTTTTTAGACACCTTTATACTAAATTATCAGGACACCAAATAACATCTATTCAAGCAGATAGATTAAATAATTTTTTATTTATAGGAGGTTTATTAATAGCATTTTTAAGATATAATAGTTAAATAAGTTATATTTATAAATAAATTATTTTTTAATTTTCTTCATCATCATTTAATTCTTCATCGTCAAAATCTTCATTTTCGTCATCATTGCCTTTTCTTAATTTATTATCTTTTAATAAGAGAGACTTATTTTTAAATTTTGTAATATACATATCCATATTACTATCAATATATTGATATTCCATTGCTACAAATTGACATCCACATTCAAATGCTTTAATAGGATTATAATTTGTATTAAAAAAATCACCTTCGACGTGTGGAACAACTATTGTTAAACCTTTTTTATTAAAATCTATTAAATTTTTTTCATTAAATCCTGGTTCTTTTAGTTTAGAATAGTGAATACGTTGAAGATTATGATTTGGATTATTATCGATATTATCCCAAGAATAATTTATAATTTCTTCCAATCCACTTCCTTGAAAACCATCACTAGAAAAGAAGACTACTTTGCCCATTAATTCACTTATTTTTATATCAGCCATATCATCACTATTTTGATAACCATAATCATTAGGCAAAAGACGGTCTCTAAAATATTTAGTTATTAAAAATCCAATTAAATTTAAACAACTTAAATTACTATTTGTATTTAAATTTAATCCTATGAAAATAGGGTCATCAGGGTTAAATACACCTTCTTTACCATCATGAACTTTAAAAGCATTTTCAGCAATAATTTGAAATATATACTCTAATGGTGTATCAGAAACCATCATTTTCCATTCACCTTTTTTATATCCCATACTAACAACTGGTATGGCTTTTTCTCCAAACACACTATTAAATACATTAAATTCTAAATAACGTGCTCCGCTTTGTAAAAGTGATAATACGATTTTTTTACTTGTATAATCATACATTTGATATCCAGAATGAGCAGCATTATAAGCACTGGCAACATACATATCACCTAATCTTAATTCACCAAATTTAATATAATCTATTGATGTTATACGTTGAAACCCTTGATATACTAACATTTTATCTATTGTTCTACCAACCCGAAAGGATTCTGAAAAAAAATAAATAATTAAACATATAATTAATGCTGATGAAACCCCAAGCAATAATAAATAATTATCTGTAATAATACTTCCATATTCAATCATTTCTTCTTTTGTTGTTTTAATTGTTTCATTAGACATTTGATTACTTTGATATTTATCTAGTGCATTATTAATAGATACTTCTTTTTTTGTTGTATTTACATTTGTTTTTGTATTTAATGGTGTATTGGATTGTGTATTGGATTGTGTATTGGATGTTTTATTATTTTTTATAGATGTATTTAACATAGATGTATTTTTTTCTAGTGATGGTGAATTTATTAATGATACATTATTTTTTTTAGTATTTAAATTATTTGTTAGTGTATTTTTTTGAGATACATTAGAATTAGACATTTTTATTATATTATTATTATATTATATTATTATATTTTTTATTATGTTTAATACTAATTTTTTTATTTATATTTTTATTTAATTATTTTAATTTAATTATTTAAATATTATATATATTATATTATTATAATATAATATAGTTATATAATTTGTCAATCTTAATAATAATATGAATAATACAAGTTCAAATCCTACTACTACTGGATATTCAAATCCTACTACTACTGGATATTCAAATCCTACTACTACTGGATATTCAAATCCTACTACTACTGGATATTCAAATCCTACTACTACAGGTTCAATTCCTTATACTACACAACCTGTTATGAATGATATTACTCAATTATTACCTAATTTATCATCTGAAACTATTGTTTCTCTTTTAAATAGTGGTGTTGATTTAATGAAACTTTATGCTGATAAAAATTATATGACAGAAAGAGGTATGCATTTTGATTCAGAAATGAGAAGTCCTTCAACTAATATATATCAAAAAAATTTTTCAGGAACATCAAATGTGTATTCACCTTATTTATATTATAATAAAAATGGTAATGATAATGAATTACCTGAAGAAATAAATTCTGTTTTAGGAGCAACAACTACCACTAGACCAATGACTACTATGGGTAATACTACTACAACTATGGGTAATACTACCACTA